GTCAACTAGATATTCTTGTACTGACTTTGTAGTAGAAGATTTAACTAAAAGAAAAGACAAAGGAGAAATGCACCCATTTGATGACATGTTCAAACCTGCAACATATCTGTCTAAAATTATTTGGGCGAGTATAGGTGAAAACTTAAAATCTGCTAGGGTTGGTATGGACTACTTACAAAACAATGCAAAGGTAATTGCGAAAGAGGGTATTCCTATTCATTGGGTTACACCTGTTGGCTTTCCAGTGTTTCAATATTACCCAGAAATGAAAAGTAAAAGAGTACGTTCTCATTTGATGGGAGAGGTGTTTGCACCACAGATAAAAGAGGAGACAAAAGAAACTGACAAGTTGAGAAGTAGAAATGCTGTTGCGGCAAACTACGTTCATAGCTTGGATAGTGCTTGTATGATTAAAACTGTCAATATTGCAAAAGCAAAAGGTATTGATAATTTTTGTAATGTGCATGACAGCTTTGCAACACATGCGTGTGATGTAGATAAGCTAAATCTATCTATCAGAGAAGCCTTTGTAGAAACCTTTAGCAAAGACTTATTAGGTAAGTTTAAGGTAGATGTGGGCAGACTGTTAGATGATGAGACTAGAGGCAAACTACCTACAATCCCTGAAAGTGGAGACTTGGAGTTAGATTTACTGTATCAATCCAAGTTTTTCTTTGCCTAAACCTATGCACTAGCGGATAGTAAAGTTACACTATTAGTAAATCAACAATCAAAAGAGAAAACACAGAGAACAACAACAATAAGGAAAACTATGAGTAAACAAACATACAACAAAATTGTAACACCTGTAGGTGTATCACAGTATTGTTGGTTAAATACGCCTGACACTAAATTTGATAAGGAGAATGGTGGTCACTTTAAGACTAACTTAATCATCAAAGGGTCAGACGCACAATCACTTATCAAATCTATTAATGATGAGATGAAAGTATCTTTAGAAATGGCAAAAGAAAAGTCTAAAGGTAAACCTCCAAAAACAGCAAACATGCCTTTTGAAGAAGAGTATGTAGAAGGTAAACCAACTGGAAACGTAATCTTTAAATTCAAAGCTAAAGCAAAAATTATGATGAAGTCTGGTGACGTAATAGACATCAAGATACCAATTTTTGATAGCAAAGGAACACCTATGAAAGAGCAAGTATGGTCAGGTTCAGAAATGAAAGTTTCTGCTGACATGATACCTTACTACACTGCAATGGCAGGTGCAGGTGTTTCATTGAGATTAAAGGCAGTGCAGATAACTAAATTAGTTGAAGGCGGAGCAGGTGCAGGAGCAAAAGGGCATGGCTTTGACGAAATTAAAGATGGTTATGTTGCACCAGAAGTAGAAACATTTGAGAATGAAGTACAGCAGAGCGAAACTGACTTCTAATCAAGTAGGACTTAAATATGGTTTTAGGTCTGGGCTAGAAATAGCTATCTCACAAGAGTTAGACGCTAATAGTGTAAAGTATGATTATGAGAAGGTTAAACTAACTTATGTTAAACCACAGAAAGCTCATTCTTATACCCCAGACTTTTACCTTAAAGAACAAGATATATTTATAGAAACAAAAGGATTGTTTACTTCAGCAGACAGACAAAAAATGCGTCTTGTCAAAGAACAACACCCAGAGAAAGACATTAGATTTGTCTTTAGTAATTCACGAAGCAGAATATCAAAAAAGTCTTCAACAACTTACGCTATGTGGTGTGACAAGTATGGTTTTAAATATGCTGACAAACATATTCCATTGGAGTGGTTAAATGGACAATAATTACAGAGCAAGAACCGATTTTATTGTTGTGCATTCAACTAAAACAAAATCTAATCAAGACTTAAATGCAAAGGATATAACTTTGCTACATAGGAAAGAAGGTTTCTTTCATAACGCTTTTCATTTTATAATTAAAAGAGATGGTACAATAGAAGAAGGAAGACCAGAGGATATGTCTGGTGCTATATTGCCTATTAATCAGCCTTTAATTACTAACCAAAATTCCATAGCGATAGCTTTAGTCGGCGGATTAGCTGATGATGGAAAAAGTCTCGACACTAACTTCACATACCTACAATACGCATCTTTGCGTGAACTTGTAAAAAGGTTGAAAGTGAAGTACAAAGTTGAGGTAGTGGGTTGCAGAAATGCAATTAACTCTAAATCGTGTATGTCTTTTGATGTACACTCGATTGTTGATTGAGACGCTTCTAGTTAGAAATAGCTAGAGGCGTTTCGTATTTATGGGGTAATGGAGGGAGACTGAAATTACCCTTTCCCCAAATATATCACCCAAAAAATTTTATGACCCAAACCGAAAGTGAATTTTTATATCACACATCATGTGACAACTGCAATTCTTCAGATGCAAATTCTGTTTACTCTGACGGACATGCTTATTGTTTTTCATGTAACACAACAACACAAGGACAATCAACAATGGAGTTAACACCAATTACAAAACAAGAAAGTAATTTTATCAAAGGCGAACACTTGCCTCTCAATAAAAGAAAAATTAATTTAGACACAGTACAAAAATATAACTATCAAGTAGGTGCATGGTTTGCACGTCCTTGCCATATTGCTAATTATTATAATGATAGCAAAGAGTTAGTTGCACAAAAATTAAGATACCCTTCCAAAGATTTTCAATGGTTAGGCAATCCAAAAGAAGCAGGATTGTTTGGACAAGAAACTTGTAAAGGACGTGGAAAATATTTGACAGTCTGCGAAGGAGAAATAGATGCTCTTACAATGTCGCAAAGCATGGATAACAACAAATGGGACGTTGTGTCTATTAAGACAGGTGCGGCAGGTGCAAAAAAAGATATTCAAAAGTCACTAGAATTCTTGGAGGGTTATGAGAATGTAATCTTTATGTTCGACCAAGACGAACATGGGCAAAAGGCGGCGTTAGAATGTGCAAAACTTTTAACTCCTAATAAAGCCAAGATTGCTTCTCTACCACTTAAAGACCCTAACGAAATGTTACTTGCAGGTAAGCAAGATAAATTAGTTAAAGCTATGTGGGACGCAAAACCATATAGACCTGATGGTATTGTTTTAGGTTCAGAAATCTTTGATGACATAATGAAAGAAGATAACTATGTCACTGCACAATACCCTTTTAAATCTCTTAATGATAAGACACATGGATTAAGAAAAGGTGAACTAACAACTATCACAGCAGGTACAGGTGTAGGTAAATCATCTTTCTGTCGTCATGTAGCATTAGATTTATTAAAACAAGATTTTGGTGTTGGCTACATTGCATTAGAAGAAAGTATTAAACGAAGTGCGTTAGGCATTATGGGTGTACACCTGAAGAAACCTTTGCATTTAACAAGAGAAGGAATAAGTGAGACACAACTACAGGAAACTTTTAAATCTACTATTGGTAATGGGAATTTTTATTTATATAACCATTTTGGCAACACAGTCGCCGATAGCCTTCTTAACAAAATAAGATACCTAGCAAAGTCATGTGAAGTAGACTTTGTAGTATTAGACCATTTACACATGGCATTGTCTGCACTTGGAGACGAACACACAAGTGATGAAAGAAAACTAATTGATTACTTTGTAAGTAAATTAAGAACACTTGTAGAAGAAACAGGTATAGGAGTTATTCTTATATCACATCTTCGTAGGTCAGAAGGCGACAAAGGTTTTGAAGATGGCAAAGAAGTTACTATGAATAGTCTTCGTGGTTCAGCTTCTATAGGTCAGTTATCAGATTTAATTATTGGTATTAATAGAGATATTAAGTCAGATAAAAAATTAGCAAATCTAACAATACTAAAGAATAGGTTTAGCGGTGAAACAGGTAAAGCCTGTACATTGTTATATGATTTAGACACTGGTTGTCTGTCAGAAACAACACCTGACGTATTAGATGACTACTAAAAGAGTTACGGCAAAGCAAAAGAAAGATGCTTTGTTTTGGTCTGGTCTAGTTGCAGACGCACTAGCAAAAGTAAAATCAACACACAAACCACAAGTAATAAAGATAGGGAGTATTAAGACTGCTTTTATGTTGCAAGACACATTAACTTCTATGGCGTTAAGCGGAGAAGAGGCGGCTTGGAAGATAGAAGTAGAATTACAAACATTACATTAATTATGAAATTACCAAATATAAATAAGAAAATATTAGACGCACCATTTGTGCATTGCTATTGGAAAGATATTAATAGCTCTGCAATTTGGACTTCATTAAAAGAAGCTAAAGCAAGTAAAGTTACAATTTGTATTACAGCAGGTTGGCTTTTAAGAGCAGACAAAGATGTGCATGTAATTGCAGGTGATGTTAACTTTAATGATGATGGCACATTAGGTGACGTAGGTAACGTAACTACTATGCCTTCAGTAAACGTATTAAAGATTAAGAAGGTATCAGTTTGAGATACGTCTTTGATATAGAAACAAATGGATTTCTACATTTATGCGATAAGGTACATTGCATTGTACTTAAAAACATAGACACAGGAGAGATACTTACACCTAGCAATGAAGACGCTATTAAACTTTTAGAAGAAGCAGAGCTTATCATAGGTCACAACATTATTAAGTTTGATATTCCTGTATTAGAACGATTACATTCCGCTACATTTAAGGGCAAAATTTTCGACACATTAGTGGGTACTAGATTAGTATTTGCAGACATTAAAGAAAGTGATTTTTCAAAAAAAGATTTTCCAAAAGATTGTATAGGTAAACACTCATTAAAAGCATGGGGTAATAGAATAGGTGAGTACAAAGAACAGATAGAAACTGACTGGCAAACATTCACACCTGAAATGCTTGAGTATTGTAAGCAAGATACAGAAGTTACTTACAAACTATACAAAGTTTTAGAAGAAAAAGGTTACTCCCAAGAGGCTATGGATTTAGAACATGAAGTAGCCTCACTAATATTTAAACAAGAACAACATGGCTTTACGTTTGACAGAGAAAAAGCAGAAGCATTATCTGTTAAATTAAAAGCAAGACAAGCAGAGTTAGCTGAAGAATTACAAGGTGTGTTTGAACCTATCGTAACTGAAAGATGGTCTACAAAAACAGGTAAGAGATTAAAAGACCAAGTTACTGTATTCAATCCATCAAGCAGACATCATGTAGCACAAAGATTAAAAGATAAGTATGGTTGGGACGCACAAGAGTTTACCAGTGATGGTAAAGCTAAATTAGATGACAGTATATTATCTAAACTTCCATATCCTGAAGCTAAAATATTATGTGAAACTTTTTTATTAACTAAAAGAATTGCACAGATAGCAAATGGTTCACAGGCTTGGTTAAAGCATGAACGTAATGGTAAAATTCATGGCACATGTAATACAAACTCTTGTGTAACATCAAGAGCAAGTCATTCATTTCCTAATCTAGGACAAGTACCAAGTACGTCTGCACCTTTTGGTAAAGAATGTAGAGAATTGTTTACAGTACCAGAAGGCAAAAGATTAGTAGGCATAGATATATCAGGTCTTGAAGTTAGAATGTTATGTCACTTTATGTCAAAGTTTGACAATGGTGCTTACACTAAAGTTGTACTTGAAGGAGACATACATAGTGAAACACAAACACTTGCAGGATTAGAAAGCAGAGACCTTGCAAAGCGTTTCTACTATTGCCTACTCTATGGTGGTTCAGTTAAACGAGTGGCTGAAGTCATAAACAAACCACTTAAAGAAGCAGGTAAAGTTAAGAAAAGATTTTTAAATAATCTACCTGCATTAGCTAAACTTATAGAAGGAGTACAGTCTGCGGCTGAACGTGGTTACATAAAAGGTTTAGATAAAAGAGAAATTAAAGTTCGTAACAGCTACTCAAGTTTGAATACACTTTTGCAATCAGCAGGAAGTATAGTTTCAAAAAGATGGCTAGTAGAATTTAACAAAGAGATTAAGAAATTTAATAACGCACAACAAGTTGTATGGGTACATGATGAGATACAAGTTGAGTGTGAAGAACAAGACGCTGAAGACATTGGTAAGATAGCAGTAGAATGTATTAAACGTGCAGGTGAACACTTCCAATTAAGAGTGCCGCTAACAGGCGAATATAAAATATCAACTAATTGGAGTGGAACACACTAATGAAGAATAACAAATTCGATATTGACCTAAAGTATGGTCAAGAAAGAGAACAAAGACTAGCATCTATATTAGACAAAGATAAAAATAAAATAGAAGTTAAGACTGAAAGAGACTGGTGGTTTAAAACAGGTAACATTGCAATAGAAGTAGAATGTAATGGTAAACCTTCAGGTATCATGGCAACCAAAGCTGACTATTGGGTACACATATTAGCAGAGGGTGACAAAGATTATTGCAGATTAATATTTGATACTAGAACAGTAAAGAGATTAGCAAAAAAATATATAGGTACACTTAAAAATGGTGGAGATGGTTGGCGTAGTAGGTTTGTCTTAATACCTTTAGCCGAAATATTTTTACCAAAAAATTTAAGCAAATCTATGCAGGAGAGGATAGTTAAATAATGTATAAAAAGAAAAAAGTATTAGTAATTGATGGTGACATACTTGCTTACCAGATAGCAACTAACAATGAACAACCTATCAACTGGGGTGATGGCTTATGGACATTACACGCAGAGTTGCCTACTTGTAATGCACAATTAGATGCAGTGATAGACGATTTAGGTTCTGGGTTATCAGCAGATGATTATGTTGTAGCACTTACAGATAAGAATAATTTTAGAAAAGATGTTCTTCCTACATACAAAAGTAATCGTAAAGAAAAACGTAAGCCAATAGTTTTAAATGCAATGCGTGAACACATTATGGAAAAACATAATGGTGTCATGTGGGCTAACCTAGAAGCAGATGATGTCATGGGTATTATGGCAACTGAACCTAGTGATGAAGAAAGAATATTAGTTAGCATTGATAAAGACATGCGAACAATACCATGCAATCTTTCACAAGATGGTATGACAGTAGAACAGATACCAGAGAAGATAGCTAATTATAACTTTATGGTTCAATGTATCATGGGTGATAAAGTTGATGGGTATTCAGGCATTGATGGAATTGGAATTAAAACAGCAGAGAAGTTACTTCTTAAATATACTAACTGCACACTGCCTGACCTATGGAAGATAGTCAAAGGTATCTACAAAGAAAAAGGTTACACACAAAAGGAAGCTCTACAACAAGCTAGGGTCGCACACATTTTAAGACATGGAGAATACAATAAGAAAACAGGGAAGGTAAAACTATGGACAATATAAAAAACCCACCTCATTACGCTAACCATAAAATAGAACCTATTGATTACATCATAGCCAATGGTCTCACATACTGCGAAGGCAATGTTGTAAAATATATTTCAAGATGGAGACGTAAGGGTGGCATGGAAGACTTGAAGAAAGCAAAACAATACATTGATTTTATTATAGAGAAAGAAGGAACACCTAAAGTTACGGACACAAAAGATGATTGATTACGAAAGAGATGAGTTGCTTACTGACTTCGGTAAGACAACTTTAAAAGATAGGTATTTACTACCAGAAGAAACATCACCGCAAGATGGATTTATGAGAGCGGCAAAAGCATTTTCAGATAATGATGAGATGGCAGAAAGAATTTATAACTACGCTAGTAAACTTTGGTTTATGTACTCCACACCTATTTTATCTAATGGTGGTACTAACAGAGGTATGCCTATCTCTTGTTTCTTAAATTATGTAGGTGATAGTAGAGAAGGATTAACAGGACACTACACAGAGAATGCTTGGTTGGCATCTATTGGTGGTGGTATCGGTGGTTACTGGGGACATGTAAGAAGTGATGGTGTAAGTACATCAGGTGGTTCACAATCATCTGGTTCAATACCTTTTCTTCATGTTGTAGACAGTGAGATACTTGCATTCTCACAAGGTAAAACAAGGCGTGGAAGTTATGCGGCATACATGGATATGTCACACCCAGAGATAATAGAATTTTTAGAAATGCGTAAGCCTAGTGGTGGAGACATACATAGAAAATGTCTTAACCTACATCATGCAATAAATATATCTGATGAGTTTATGCAGTTAATAGAAAAATGTATTGCTGAACCTACCTATGATGACAGTTGGAATTTAATTGACCCTCATACAAAGAAAGTAATACGAACTGTATCAGCTAGAGAGTTGTGGCAAAAATTATTAGAGACAAGAGTTGCTACTGGTGAGCCTTATGTTTCATTTATAGATACTATCAATGACGCATTGCCTGAAACACAAAAGAAACTAGGATTAAAAGTACATCATTCTAATTTATGTACAGAGATTACATTACCTACTAATGAAAACAGAACAGCAGTGTGTTGTTTGTCTTCAGTTAATTTAGAAAAGTATGAAGAGTGGAAAAATGAACCATTGTTTGTACCAGATTTAGTTAGGTTTTTAGATAATGCTTTGTCTCACTTTATAGAGAATGCACCAGAAAGTGTGTTTAGAGCAAAGTTTAGTGCGGCTAGTGAAAGAAGTATTGGGTTAGGAGCTATGGGTTTCCACGCATACTTACAATCTAAAGGTATACCTTTTGAAAGTGCATTGGCTAAAGCTATGAACTTAAAGATATTCAAAAAGATTAAACAAGAAGCTGTAGAAGAAAGTCAAAGACTAGCAATCAAGAGAGGTGAAGCACCTGATATGGAAGGTACAGGTATGCGTAATGCACACTTGTTAGCCATAGCACCTAACGCATCATCATCTATTATTTGTGGTACGACATCACCATCAATAGAACCATACAGAGCTAACGCTTATGTACAGAAGACAATGTCAGGTTCTTTTCTAGTTAAGAATAAATATTTAGAAAAGTTACTAGAGAAAAAAGGCATGAACACTGACGCAGTGTGGCAATCTATTGTAGCACAAAGAGGTTCAGTATTACATTTAGATGAATTATCTGATTATGAAAAAGATACATTTAAAACATCTATAGAAATTAATCAGCAATGGGTAATAGAACATGCGGCAGACAGACAACAGTATGTGTGTCAAGGTCAGTCAGTAAATGTATTTGTACCTGCTGATGTGAACATCAAAGAGTTACATGACATACACATGTTAGCTTGGAAAAGAAAAATAAAAACTTTGTACTATTGTAGAAGTGAAGCAATCAAACGTGCAGAGTTAGTATCAAAAAAAGTAGAAAGAACAATCATACCAGAAGCCGATTGTTTAGCGTGTGAATAATGAAGAGATACATATTAGAAATCATCTATCATTATTCAACAGCTTTAACATCTTGGTCATGGCAAAAATTATATGGAGATAGAAAGAAGGGAGCAGGTTACAACAATGACAGATAACAGTATTTTTGAAGGTTTTGATAAACCACGAAAGAAGAGGCGTAAAAGAAAAGTAAAACAATCAGTGTTATGGACTGTGTATCACACAATCCTAGCAGTGGAGTTATTAATAATAATTATAATAGAGGGAGTAGAGTTATTAAGATGAGTTTATTTAAAAAGAGAGCATACTACAAACCATTTGATTACGAATGGGCATTTCAATCATACGACATGCAACAGAAGATGCACTGGCTACCAAGTGAAGTACCATTGCATGAAGATGTAAGAGACTGGAATGAAAGATTAAGTGCAGAAGAGAAAAATTTAATAGGACAAATATTAAAATTCTTTACACAAGGAGATGTTGATATAGCACAAGCCTATTTAGATAAATATATCCCACAGTTTAAATCACCTGAAATAAGAATGATGTTATCTGCAATAGCTTCTAGTGAAGCAAACCATGCACATAGTTATTCTTTATTAAATGATACTATTGGATTACCTGATAAGGAATACAAAGCATTTCAAGAGTACAAAGAAATGTCGGATAAACATGAGTATCTATTTACATCTAAAGGTAAAGGACTTGAAGGACTAGCTAGAGAGATAGCTTGTTTCTCTGCATTTGGTGAAGGCTTACAGTTGTTTGCATCATTTGTTATGCTTCTTAACTTTCAAAGATATGGACGTATGAAGGGTATGTGCCAAATCGTAACTTGGTCTATCAGAGATGAGACACACCATGTTGAAAGCATGATTAAATTGTTTCATCAAATCATAAAAGAAAACCCAAATATTTGGACAGAAAAATTTAAAGCAAGTATTTATCAAACAGCTAGAGACATGGTTGACCTTGAAGATAAGTTTATTGATTTAGCATTTTCTATGGGTGGTATCAGAGGATTAAAAGCTGATGAAGTTAAAGAGTATATTAGATACATAGCAGATAGAAGACTACTTCAGTTATCTTTAAAACCTAATTATGGTGTTAAAGAGAACCCATTAGCGTGGTTAGATTGGGTATTAAATGGCGTAGAACATGCTAATTTCTTTGAGAATAGAGCTACAGAATATAACAAAGGTACTGTCACAGGTAATCTTTGGGACTAACCTTACACTTTTAGATGAAAAACGTAATGGAAGATTTAGTTCTGCCTGAAAATGTTAATGACTTTATTGAGTTGTTAAACAAAGTTTACCCTGAAAAATCACCTGATTTAAAAGATGATACTAAAACTATTTATTTTAAAGCAGGTCAAAGGGACGTAGTTAATTTTATCAACACACTTAAAGAGAGGGATAAATAATATGTGCATGTCAAGAAAAGCTCCTGCCGCACCTGTTCAGCCAGTTGCTCCAACACCAGTTAGAGCAGACCAAGAACAAGATTTAGCACCAGAATTAGTAAAAGCTAATGAGGCAGATTTAGACATCAAAAAGAAGAAAGTTAAAAAATCTGGTACAACAGCTTTAAATACTTCTTCAGGTTTGAACATAGCTACTAACACTACAGTCTAATTAGATGGAATACGCAGGTAGTTTACAGAAAGCTCATACAGCTAAAGAACGATATCTTAAACTACAACAAGACAGAGAACACTATTTAGATAGAGCAGAAGAGTGTAGTGAATTAACTATCCCATCACTTATTAAACCTGAAGGTTTTACATCTTCAGATGATTTATACAATCCATTCCAATCAGTTGGTGCAAGAGGTGTCAACAATCTAGCAAGTAAACTTCTTTTATTATTGCTTCCCCCTAACTCCCCATTTTTTAGATTATCAATTACAGGTGACGCTAAAAAAGAATTAGAAGAAAATAAAGACATGAAGACTGACATAGAGAAGTCTTTGTCTGTAATAGAAAAAGAAGTGTCAGGTAAAATTGAACAACTTGCATTAAGAGTTTCAGTATTTGAAGCATTAAAACACCTGATTGTAGGCGGTAATGTATTAACTTACTTACCTAAAAAAGGTAGCATGAGAGTGTTTCCTTTATCACAATATGTAGTTAGAAGAGATGCGTCAGGTAATGTATTAGAAATAGTTGTTTGTGAAAAAGCTAGTATTTTATCTTTAGGTCAAGAAGTATCAGAACAAGTTATTTCTGACCCAGATTATAAGTCTGATGAAGACATAGAATTATATACACATATTTACAAATTAAATGACAATGAGTTTTATGTTTGCCAAGAAGTAAACGGAATTAAAATACCTTCTAGTGTTGGTACATTTAAAAAAGAAAGAATGCCTTACCAAGCATTAAGAATGGTTAGAGTTGACAATGAAGATTACGGCAGAGGATATGTTGAAGAATTTATTGGTGACTTAAAATCATTAGAAGGATTATCACAAGCACTTGTAGAGAGTGCGGCGGCATCATCTAAAATAGTATTCATGGTTAGACCTAACTCTGTTACTAGAAAAAAAGATTTAGCTATGACTAGAAATGGTGACATCATTACTGGTACGGCTGATGATGTGTCTGTACTACAAGCACAGAAACAATATGATTTACAAGTAGTAGAAAGAAGTATTGCTAAACTAGAAGAAAGAATGTCTTACGCATTCTTACTACACACAGCAATACAAAGAGATGCAGAAAGAGTAACTGCACAAGAAATTAGATACATGGCAGAACAATTAGAGACTGCTATGGGTGGTATTTATTCATTACTATCACAAGAGTTCCAACTACCATTAGTTTCAATACTGATGAAGAGAATGGAACAAGCAAATGAAATACCAAAATTACCTAAAGGCACAGTTCAACCAACTATTATTACTGGTATTGAAGCATTGGGTAGAGGTAATGATTTACAAAAATTAAGAGAATTTGTTGCAGAGATAGGAAATCTTGCACAGATAAATCCGCAAGTTGTTCAGGCATTAAACCCTGATGATTTAATCAAACGTATCGCTATTGGTTTAGGGATTGATACAGATGGTTTATTAAAATCACAAGAGCAACTAGCAGAAGAACAAGCGGCACAAGAAGAACAAATGCAAGAACAACAGATGGTTCAGATGGCAGAGAAAGCTATCCCACAAGTCGCAAACAATCTAACTAAACCACAATAAGGAAACACAAATGGTAGATACAATAGAGATAAAAGAAGCAGAAACTACTAGCGAAAAACCAGTAGAAGATAATGTTACACAAAGTAAACCTGAAGGCTTACCTGAAAAATTCAACAGTGTTGAAGATTTAGCAAAGTCATATTCAGAGTTAGAAAAGAAACTTGGTGACAACAAAGAAGAAGCACCTAAAGAAGATGCTCCTAAAACAGAAACTAAAAATGATTTAGAGGTTGCTGAAAAGGCAGTTGAGAGTGCAGGTTTAAATATGGATAACCTTGCAACAGAGTATAATGAAAAAGGTGAACTAGATGCAAAATCATACGAAGCATTAGAAAAAGCAGGTATACCTAAAGATTATGTAAACCAGTTTATTGAAGGTCAAAAAGCAATCGCTGACCAACAAGCAACATCTATTAAAGATATGGTAGGTGGTGCAGATGCTTATGCAGAGATGTCTAATTGGGCGGCAGACAATATGTCCGAACAAGAAAAGACAGCTTACAATACAGCCGTTAATTCTAAAGATGTTGAAACTGCAAAGTTAGCAGTCGTAGGATTAAAAGCTAAATTTGAAAGTGCAAATGGTAATGAACCAAGTCTCGTAGAAGGCAAAGGTACAATCACAGGACAAGATGGTTATAGGTCTTGGGCTGAAGTTACTGCCGCTATGGGTGATGACAGGTATTCAAAAGACCCTGCTTATCAAGCAATGGTTCAAGATAAATTAGCTAAATCAGATTTATAATATGTGGTTAGTAGCTTTAAGAAAGCTGTATGACGCAGAGGTTGCGGAGAGTACAGCAGTTATTGATACATTTTTAAAAAATTCTGTTGGTGTTGCAGACCATGATAATTTTATG